GCTTTACGCGAGATTTCGCAAGTTTCAGGAGGGGGGATTCACGCACGCGCGAAAATATTGTAAGAATCCTACGGGTAAAAACGATAAAAAATGAAGAAAAACACTGAAATATTAATCAGGTCAGGCACGACATGAAAACAGGACCTAAGCCAAAACCAACGAAATTAAAGATGCTGCAGGGGAATCCGGGTAAGCGTAAGTTATCCGAGAAGGAGCCGGAGCCCCAGCTGGGGATTCCGGCCTGTCCGGCTTTCATAAAAGGCGCCGGGCGCAAGGAATGGAAGAGGATAACCGGCGAGTTATATACCCTCGGGTTGCTCACGGCGATAGACCGGGCGGCCCTGGCGGGCTACTGCATAGCCTGGGGGCAACTGGAAGAGGTCGAGCAGGAGCTGGCCAGGATGAAGAAGGCATACCGGGAGTTGGCCAGGTTAAAGAAGAAAAACAAGGATATTGTCGTCGAGGCATCCAACGGGATGATAAGAATGACAAGTCATGGCAATGCCGTTATGGAGCCATTGTTATTCATCAGGAAGCAAGCCATGGAGACGATGCACAAATTCCTGGTGGAGTTCGGGATGACGCCGGCCAGCCGCAGCCGGATAGAGGTGGAGAAGCCGAAGAAAAACAAGGACCCGATGAAAGAGTTACTAGAACATGGCAAGAGGCAGAATTAACAAAGCGGCAGCCGATTATTCGGTTTCATTCTTTCAGAATCTCAAGCATACCAAGGGACAGTGGCGCGGCCAGTCTTTCAACCTGCTGCCATGGCAGACAAGGATAATCAGGGACGTCTTCGGGACGCTGAAGCCGAACGGATTCCGGCAATACGAGACGGTCTACATCGAGGTCCCGAAGAAGAACGGGAAATCGGAACTGGGGGCGGGCTTCGGTCTTTATCTACTCGCCGCCGACGAGGAGCAGGCGCCGGAGGTCTACAGCGCGGCGGCCGACAGGGACCAGGCGAAGATAGTCTTCAACGTCGCCGGGGACATGGTCGATTTCTCGGATGAACTCTCAGAACGATGCAAAAGAATCGATAGCGTCAACAGGATAGTCAATTACAGAAACGGCGGCTTTTACCGGGCTCTTTCGGCGGAGCATTATACCAAGCACGGCTTCAATATATCCGGTGTAATCTTCGACGAGCTGCATACCCAGCCGAACCGGGACCTCTACGATGTACTGACCAAGGGGGCCGGGGATGCCAGGCAGCAACCTTTATTCGTCTTATTGACCACGGCCGGTGTCGACAGGAACTCGATATGCTGGGAAGTCCACGAGAAAGCCCGGCAGATAATCAAGGGAATACGGAACGACCCGACCTTCTATGCCGTGATATACAGTCTCGAGGAAAAGGAGGACTGGGAAGACGAGAAGAACTGGTACAGGGTAAACCCCTCGCTGGGAGTGATAATCGATATCGAGAAGGTGCGGCAGGCGCACCATGAAGCCGCGCAGAACCCGGCCGAGGAGAACCTCTTCCGCCAGCTGCGGCTCGACCAGTGGGTAAAATCGACGATACGGGCGATACCGATGAAAGCCTGGGATGCCTGCGACGGGAAGGTCGACGGGGAAAAGCTGAAGGGACAGGCATGCTTTGCCGGGCTAGACCTCGCGAGCAGTATCGACCTGGCCGCCATGGGTCTGGTATTCCCGGACTGGGAAGGCGGCTACGATATCCTGATGCGTTTCTGGATACCCGAAGACACCATGCGGGAGAAGGAGCGCAAGGACAAGGTCACATATTCGAAGTGGGTCAAGCAGGGCTGGCTAACCGCCACGCCGGGAAATGTAATCGATTACAGCTTCATCCGCCATCAACTCAATCAAGACCGGGAGAAATACGATATCAAGGAGCTGGCTTTCGACCGCTGGGGGGCGGCTCTTATTTTACAGCAATTACAGGAAGACGGGTTCGTCCTCGACGAGAAAGAAGCCGGGACCGGGCACCCGCTGATAGTTCCTTTCGGACAGGGATATGCATCGATGTCGTCGCCGACGAAAGACCTGATAAAACTGGCCATCGACAAAGAGCATAAGGAGCGCCTGAGACACGGGGCGAACCCGGTGCTGCGCTGGAATGTCGACAACCTGGAAGTGACGCAGGACGCCGCGGAGAACCTCAAGCCGGACAAAGCCAAGGCGACGCAGAAGATAGACGGGGTGGTGGCGCTGATAATGGGGCTCGACCGGGCGATACGGCACCAGGACGAGGGGCCGAGCGTCTACGAAGAGAGGGGAGTTGTCGTATCATGAAGTTCAAAATCGACATGGATGATATCATGGTCGTCTTCGGCGGTCTGATGGTGGGGACAGGCATCTGGTTCATCTACTGGCCGGCGGCGTTGATAGTAATGGGTCTGGTATTCCTATTCCTCGGGATACGGGGAAGTAAGATAAAACGGAGTAAATAATGGGAGTAATCTCTGAATTTATTGAAAAGCGTTACTCGCTGGCGGATATCGGGCGGGAAATAAGCCAGTCATGGCGAAATTACGATAGCGCCACGGGCATCAAGGTAACCGAAGAGACGGCATTGCAGACGACGGCGGTATACGCCTGTGTGACGCTGATAGCGCAGACACTGGCTGAGCTGCCGCTGCAGGTATTCAAAAGAATACCGCCGCGTGGCAAGGAGCTGGCCGTCGATTATCATCTCTATTCATTGCTTCACGATAATCCGAATCCAGAGATGCCGAGTTTCCAGATGCGGGAAACGATGCAGGGTCATATATTACTACGGGGCAACGCCTACGCCGAGATAGACTGGGACGAACGGACGGGCCAAGCCCGGGGGATATGGCCGCTGCGTCCGGACAGGATGAGATTGTTCCGGGATAAAGGCAAGCTATATTACATCTACACCACGTCGGACGGCCAGGAGCATATCCTGCCTTCATACCGCGTCTGGCATATACCGGGGTTCGGATATGACGGACTCATGGGATATACGCCTATCAAGCTTTCCCGGGAGGCAATAGGTCTTTCCCGAGCGACAGAGGAATTCGGCGCCAGATTCTTCGGGCAAGGAACTCATGTTGGGGGAATAATCCAGTATCCAGGTAAACTCAAAGATGAAGGGTTAAAAAGATATAAAGAGAGTGTTAATGAGGCTTATTCCGGATTAGGAAAATCACACAGGCTTCTTCTACTGGAAGAAGGTATGCAATGGCAAAAAGTAGGAATCGACCCGGATGACGCCCAGTTCCTGGAGACGCGGAAGTTCCAGCTCAACGAGATATGCCGTTTTTATCGGGTGCCGCCGCACCTGGTCAGCGACACGGCGCCGACGACATCCTGGGGGACGGGTATAGAGCAGCAGAACATCGGGTTCCTGCAGTACACCATTCAGCCGTGGCTGACGCGCTGGGAGCAGTGGGCGCACATGAAGCTGATGGGTCCGGAGGACCGCAAGAAATACTTCGTCGAGTTCCTCGTCCAGGGGCTACTGAGGGGCGACGCGAAGTCGAGAAGCGAGTATTACAACCAGAGGTTCATGATAGGCTCGATGTCCCCCAACGATATAAGAGCCAAGGAAAATGAAAACCCCATCGATGGAGGCGACAAATATTACATACCGCTGAACATGGTCGAGGCCGGGGAGGCGGATATCATCCAGCCGATATCGGGTCAGAACTCTTTCCGGGGTAATCAACTGTTTGAGATACGCTCCAAGAGGCTGTCGCTGCTGAGAGCCCGGACGGCAAAGTCCTACGAGCGGGTATTCAGGGATGCGGCGGCCAGGGTGGTGAAAAGAGAAACACTGGATATAAAGAAGGCAGCCAGAAAATACCTGGGAGAGAGGACGGCGGGAGAATTCAATGCCTGGCTAAACGAATTCTACGCAACATTCCCGGAATATATCCAGCGTCAGATAAGGCCGGCTGCCGAGGGTCTGATGGAAGCGATAGGACCGCTGGCGGCGGAGGAGGTCAACGGGGAGCCGGATAAAGAGAAGCTGGAGAAGTTCGTCGATGATTACATGACAGCCTTCGATAAGCGTTATACGGATTCGTCGAAGGGGCAGCTGCAGGCGGTGGTGGAAGAGAACAGGGAGAGCCAGGAGGAGGCGCTGGCAGCCGTTGAGACGAGGCTGGGGGAGTGGGAAGAAAGGCGCCCGGGGAAAGTGGCAATGAACGAGACGGTACAGCTCAGCAACGCGGTCGCCAAGATAGTTTTCGCCGGAGCCGGGGTGACCAAGCTGGTCTGGAACGCCATAGGTTCGGACAGCTGCCCGTTCTGCCAGGAGATGGATGGCAAGGTGGTCGGGATAGATAAACCGTTCGTGGGAGCAGATGATGTCCTCGAAGCCGAGGGTAAGAGCGACATGAAGGTCTACCGGCCGACGACACACGCCCCGCTGCACGAGGGCTGTGTCTGCCAGGTAAGCCCGGGGTAACTTTGGTAAACCAGAGTATCAAAAGGTGACCATGAGCCGCTGTCGACAGCGGTTTTTTTATATCCCGAGAAATAAACGGAGGTGAAAACCATGCCGTATAAAGGTGAGCATTCCTGCCGGCTGGAGGATCCGGACAAGTTCGATAGTTTCCGGCGTTCCAACTGCGAGCAGGAGCACGAAGGCAAGTGCATCGATGTGATTTACGGTATCAAAGACGGGGAGTCCGAGATACAGGCGCTGCGATACAAGACCGACAAATGGTCGGAAGATGATGCCAGAGCGCACTGCAAAGGGCGTAAAGGCACGTTCGAGGCGGCGGCACCCGATGAAGAAAAGAAGGGCATCAAACCATCGGGACTGGAGCACCGGACATTCGAGCTCGATACCATCGAGGTCCGGGCGGATGACGATGAAAAACCGAAGATAAGGGGTCATGCCGCGGTATTCGACAAGCTATCCGACGACCTCGGGGGATTCCGTGAGAAGATATCGCCGGGGGCTTTTTCAAAGACCATCAAGAAAGACGATATCCGCGCCCTCTTCAACCACGACCCGAACTACATCCTGGGGAGGAACAAGGCGGGGACGCTGACTCTCGAAGAGGACGAGAAGGGGCTTTATTTCGAAATCGACCCGCCGGACACGAGTTATGCTCGCGACCTGCTCGTAAGCATCGACCGGGGCGATATTTCCCAGTGCTCCTTCGCCTTCATGGTCGACGGCAAGAAGGGCGAGAAATGGGATTACCCCGAAGGTCAATTACCCATCAGAACACTCGATTTATTAAAACTCTATGATACCTCGCCGGTGACCTACCCGGCCTATCCGCAGACGGATGTCAAGGTAAGGTCGGCATTCGCCAGGATAGTCTGCCCGAACTGTGGGTCGGAGCAGCTACAGCCAAGAGACGACCTGGGAAATCAGATGTGGGAATGCCTGGGGCAATGCGGGGAGATATTTAAAGCCGAATACGGCGAGGACTCGAAATCGGTAATCAGTATCAGCTGGGAGGAATTCCAGGAGGCGATATCGAGAGCCGAAAAAGGAAAGATGAACCAAGAAGACAGAGCGACCGTCCGGGCGGCGGTCGATAAATTAAACAGCTATCTGGAAGCTGAAGGCGGAGAGCCGGGCGGTCCGGGTTCCCGGGGAGTGACCGGGGATGCGGGGCGGCGGGCGATATTACGCAAGCGACTGGAGCTGGAGAATATCAAATAAAGAAACACGGAGGAAAATATTATGGACCCCAAGATACTCGAGATGCGCCGAAAGCGCACGGAATTAATCGAAGAGGCCGAGGGGATACTCGATAAGGCGGAATCCGAGAAACGCGACCTGGACGAGAACGAGGATAAACGCTACAAAGAGATAATCGCCGAGGTCAACAAAAACAAGGAATCCGAATCCAGATATGTCGAGCTCAAGGGGCTGGGGGAGGAAGTACGGAAGTACGACGTCCACAAGCCTGAGCCCGAGGAGAAGAAGGGCGGAATCGACAAGGAAGAGCACCGGGACGCCTTCATGCGCTGGATGCGACACGGAGACAAGGGTCTCGCCGACGCCGAACGCCGGGCGCTGGTGGAGG